ATTAATCCAACAATCAACTATAACTTGCAGTATAAAGCAGACTATGCCGTTCCATTAACAGTCAACCAATATGATGTTAAAAATGAACTTTCATATTCTGTTACCATGTTAGATGCATTTCCGATTGCAATGAATCAATTGGACTTAGATTGGTCATCCGATGGACACCATAAGTTGACTATAACATTTGCATATACAAGCTGGAGAAACAATACTGTTGAAGCACTTGGAATGGAATTGTTAATGACGACAATCGCAGAATCACCTAATTTTCCAACATACACTTTACCATCGAATTTAGGAAGAGATTTAAGAACAGAAGCAGAGATCCAAGCAAGTAGAGACTTGGGTGATTTTAACGGATAATATGGAGAAATAAATTATGGCTTTACCAAAAATCGATACACCGATTTATGACTTGGAATTACCATTATCAAAAAAGAAAATTCGTTTTCGTCCTTTCCTAGTGAAAGAGCAAAAGAATCTTCTCATGGCAATGGAATCTGGAGAAAGAGAATCGATTGAACAAAACGTAAAACAAGTTCTGAACAACTGTACAGTCACAGAGGGTATTGA